AATGTTTCCAAAAAGATTTTCTTACATATGGCACCATAGTCCAATCAATATGGCTTGCGGAAACCCCTCCAAATTGTTGTAAAGATTGAAGCTGAAAAATTACTGCAACAAGTTGAAAAGCAGTATTTACTGAATTGGCTGGACGCACATCAGTTTGACGAGTATTAAATCCTTCCGCAAGTAACTTATCAAAAGGAATCGTAAGACAATTATGCATTCCGATTGCGTAACTGTCTAAGTCATGAATATAAATGTAATTATTTAAATGATTATTTCGTGACATTTCTGACATGCAATAATCAAGAGCAAATTTCTTGGTTAAGACTCTATTGGCTTCACCCATTCTTCCACCAAAAGAGCGTTCATCAACATTAGCATTTTGGTTTTGAACATCAGTTGCATCAAGTTTTTTTGCAACTTCTTGCATAAACTGAGTATTATATTCTCTTACTTTTGTTCTATCATATCTATATTTGATATATGCTCTAGCAACATCTTTTCTTTTACAAGACATTAACCCTTGTTCAACCAAATCTTGAATTTCTTCAATTTTTAACATATGGTCTTGTTTCTCAGCATAGTCATAAATATAATCTGCAATGTTTTTTGCTTTTGTCATGGCATATTCTTCTATCTTGCCATCAACATCTTGGAAAGCAGCTAAAACCGCACTCTCAATTTTACTTTTGTCAAAATTTTTAATTCGACCATCTCGTTTAATAATTTTCATTTAAAACCTCCTAATTATTTAAATTATTTCTAGGATTCTATATTGATCCAAAATATTATAACAAATCTTTTAATAAAATTAAATAAAAATAACCAAAAGAGAGGAATCTTTATTCCTCTCAAGCTCCTTGCGCTCTTGCTGAAGTTAAGCTAATATCTTTTCCATCATCAGAAATAGAAGTAATTCTATATAGCTGATGATTTTCTTCATCGTCTTTTCTCTTATATTTTTTTGCCATAAAAGAATCTTCTGTTTTAATTCCCTGAATAACGATTAAACTTCCTCTATCAAACCAACTTTTTTCAATAATATGTTTTTTACCATCTTCTCCAAGAGCAGAAATTCTTTTGTCAAATAAAGCAAAATGCTCTTTTCTAAATTTTACTTCAACAACACCTTTTGGAGTTAATAAAGTAATAGAAGAATGACTCTTATTTTTAGCAATACAAGTTCCATAAATTTTATGAAGTTTAAAGATATTAATTTTTCTACCGTTTTTAGTAAAGAAGCTTCTTTCAACTTCTTGTTCTTCTGGCAAATCAAAGAAATCTGACAAACCATATTTTTCTTTATTTATATTAATTAATTCATGTTCATGGTAATAAAAACATAATACCTCCATTTCCCAAGAAGAAATAGAACCTTTTGCATATTTATTCCAACTTTCCATAAAGATTTTTTCATTTAAACTTTGGAGAATTTCTTGACTATTTTCTTTTAACCAATCTCTTGCGGGATCCATATATCCTTGATAATACTTATCCCATTTCTTTAAATCTAAAGTTTTATCTGGTTCAATTAAAAACTCTAAATCTATTGAAGTTAAAAAATCTATTGCCCTATTATCTAAATATCCATTTTTACAAATTGCTCTTAAATATCTGTTAAACTCAAATACTCTTTTTTCAAAGTCTAATTCTTTTGGAATCATTCCACTTTTAATTAACCCAGCAAAATTCTGTAAGGTTAATCTTTTTTTCTTTTCACAAGTTTCCCAAATAAACCATGCCATTACAAATTTTCTATCATAAAATTGGTCAAATGCGCCAGCCTTAATTAAAGAAATCATGGCAGTTTTATTTAATTTTACTTTTGAATAAAAATCTTTTGGAGAAACGTAAGGTCTATTTTTTAATATTTCTTCCACTACGTTTTCACCGACATCCAAAATTCCATTTAAACCAAACATAATGACATTGTCTTCAATATTTGGAGAAAAAGTTCTTTGAGATTTATTAATATCAACTAATCCTATTTTAATTCCTGCCGCTTGAATATCACCTAAAGCCTTTGCAATTTTTCCATAGTTTGTGGAACCTCCTGTTAAAGCCCCACTATTAACTCTTAAACATGCAGTATTCCAAAATATTGGATTATAGTTTATGCCAAGATACAAAGTCTGTACACCTACGAATGAATAAGCAAGTGAATGAATTTTTGAAAAAGAATAACCCATCTGTGGACCAACTCCAGCTCTCCAAATATATTCACCCAACTTGTGAGATTTTGCTTGTGCCAATACCTTTTGCCGCAAAGCTGGAATTTTATCCATTTGCTTCTTTCCAACAATTTTTCTGGCACGATTTGCCTCCCCCAAGGTGAAACCGCAAATATTTTCATCCATCAACATTAACATTAACTGCTCTTGGCTTGGAGGTACTCCATAAGAACTTTTGAAATATGGTTCTAAAGTTTTTTCCTCTTCTTTTGTTAAACCAAAGTTATCCATTTCTTTATACCATAAATCAATATTATTTTTAAATCTTACATATTTATCCATTGGCTGCTCTTCTCCAGGACTTGATGTCATTAATCTCATCAATCCATTACAGTCACTCATTTCTTCAATTGTTTTTGGTTTAATCTTTGCAGCTGCTCTTGCGCCAACAGATGAATCAAACTGAAATGTATTTAAAACAGAACCCTTTTCTAAAGCATTCCAAATTCTTTCATCATTTAAATTTAATACATTTGGATGTAAATATTTATCATAAACTTCTTTTAAAGTTAAATCTTTATCAATTTCTCCATATTCTTGTAACAAATTTATAGTTTCAACAATTTTATCTTGTACATCAGTAACTAATATATCAAACTTTGTCATACCAAGATGTTCGCATTGATGAAGATCCCATTGAGTAATAATATCTCCACTCGGAGTTTTCATAAATGCACCAAATTCATATGGATTTTCGTCAAAGAAAATTACACCTGATGCATGACTACCTCTTTGCTTAATCAAATTCTCTATTCCAAACATAATATCCAAAAGTCCAGGATATTGTTCTACTTCTTCAATGAAAACTTTTACTGGTTTTCTACCTTTTTCTTTGTTTCCATACACAACATCTTGTAAACTCCAAATAAAACCTCTTTCTACTGGTACAAGAGAAGATAAATATTGAGCTTCATCAACATCTATCCCCTGTGGAAAATCTTCACTTCTATATCCTCTACATGAAGTTAAAATTGCGCTTTTGGTTGATTCGGTTCCGAACGTTGCCACTAATGTGCAACCTAAATTTTCTTTAGATAAATCATCTAAATCATTATTAAAATTCTTACTTCTTTCTTCTCTAATCTTCTGCAATATTAAAGGACGTTTACTTGGACATACATCTATATCAATATCTGGTAATTCTACACGGTCTTTATTCAAATATCTGAAAAAAGGTAAATCATGTTCTATTGGGTCTAATTGTGTTACGCCTAATAAATAATGATTCAATCCTGAACAAGACGAGCCTCGGCCTGCTCCAACCGTACTTCCGCACTCCCAAATTAAATCAATGTAATGTTGTAAAGTAATTGGATAATCAAACATATTTGAATCTAATTCTTTTCCAATATATGCTTTAACCTCTGCTTCTTCTTCTAATCGACTTAAATAAATATTATTATCTTTTCCTAATTCTTTAAGCTTTTTTAAGCATTCATTAACCCAATATCTTTCATGATTGTTTTCAGATTTTCTCATATTATAAAGATTTGGATATTTTACCAAAGATTTATCATCAAACTTTGGGCTAAAAGGAACTTCAACCCTTGGGATTTGCTGTTTATGAAAAATTGAATATTGTTCAATTTTATCATAAATTTCTTCACTATTTTTAACCATTTCTTCATAGTCTAATCCAGATGCAGACAAATGTTCTATTAATTCTTCTTCTGTTTGAAGATAAGAATATTCATAAAAAGAATCTACTTCTCTTTCTCCTTGTTTAGAATTTAAATATGCCTTATGAACATATCTGTCTTCTTTCTTTAAAAAATGAGCGTCACAACCTATTACCATTTTTCTATTATAAGTTCGTGCAATTTGTTTAAGACGCTTATTTACAATAATTTGTTCTGTTGAACATCCAGGCGCACATTCTATATAAAAATCATCTCCAAAACATTCGATACAAAAAGTTATGTAGTTATGGATTTGTAATTTTTTTTCTTGTGCTAATTCATTATTATTATTTTTTTCTGCTTCTGTTAAAGCTAAAATTGTTTGTCCCAATTCTGAACCAATACAAGCACTAGTCGCAATTAAATGACCTTTTCCAAACTTTTTTATTTTCTCTTGTAATTCTGATTTTAAAGTTGGAACTCGTTCCAAACCTCTATCCATATAAGAATTCATCCAAGAATAAGAAGAAAGTTCTTTTAGCATTTGAAAACCCACTTTATCTTTTGCAATTAAGATAAAGTGGTAATATTTTGTTTTTGGTTCTCTTATATCTGTTAAATAAATTTCATTTCCTATTGCAATTTTAAAATCTTTATCAATTTGCTCTTGATATTCTTTAATCTCAACCGCTGCGCACAAACACTCATGATCTGTAATAGCAATTCCAGATAAACCAAGTTCTATGGCTCGGTCTATGAGATTTTTAGGCTTGTTAATACAGTCGATCAATCTGATGTTGCTGTAGTGAGTGTGCGAATGTGGTTCGAAGCGACGACCCATTTCATCATCTTCCTTTCCCTTATTTCTATATATATTATATCATAGCTTTAATATTTTGTCAAAAAACTAGTTTTTTATCACGACTAATTTTTCTACTGCCCTTGTGCATGCTGTGTATAGCCATCTTTTATGGTCATCTTTCTTGAATGGAAAATTTTCTTCAATAACTAAGACATTATCCCATTGACTGCCTTGCGCTTTATGACAAGTAATAGCATAACCATAAGCAAAAGGAACAATTGGATATGGAGCGCCTTTTATTTCTTCTGGAGTAAAAGCTGGAACGCCAGTTAGAAAGAGTTGTTTATCAATATAAACACATTCAAACATAGCATAATAAGAATCATATCCTTCTGGCATAAGGTCTATACAATATAATACTCTGCCATCGTCCAAGTGTAATTCAGATAAATATTCAACAGTTCCAATAGTTCCATTTACCATACTTTCTCCAATCATATTAGAAGAGTTCCATATATTTTTCAAACAAATAATTTTATCTCCTAGCTGCAACTCTTTTGGAACATTAGTACCCCAAATGTATTGCCTAATTAGATTATTATAATAATCTCTTTGTTTATTTGTAGCTACTAAAACTTGGTCTGCCCAAGTCAACATTCCAGAAACTAATTTACTCTTACTTAAAACTTGAACTTCTGTACCTTTTTGCTCTGGTAAATTTTTACCTTCTCTAATACGCAAACTTAAATCTATAATCTCTGAATCCTGTGCCTGTCTTACAATTTCATCTAAAAAGATATGTGGGTCGTCTAAAACATTATTTTCTTTTCGAACTGGGGGAAGCTGTGCTGGATCCCCAAGAGCTAACACATGTACTGGATGAGATAATAATAATTCCCACATATCAAGTGGTAACATTGAAACCTCATCAACAACTACAATTTTGTATGGCTTTTCTAATTTTTTTCTAGGATAAAAACGATAAGAACCATCTTTTAATTGTCTGGCATGATAAAGCAATTTGTGCGCAGTTACAGCATTTTCATTTCCATGTTCTCTTAATACTAGTGCGGCTTTGCCTGTAAATGAAACGTAGACTACTTGAGAAGAAGGAATCCCTAATGCTTGAATGATATAACTAACCAGTGTTGTTTTACCCGTACCAGCCATTCCAGCAATAACGGTATATTTTTTATGTTTTTTATATCGTTGAATAGCAATTTCTAAACCCTTTTGTTGTTTGTCAGTTAATTGCATACCTTTTGTTTTATCCTCCTTTTCTTTTTATATTATATCATATTATTTATTTATTTTCAATATTACTCATACATGTAAGTTCCCATGTTATTTCATTATATTTAGGACAAATTCTGAATGTTAGCATACAAACTCCACAAGGTAATAAGTGAGAGCATTGTGATGTATCTTGGTAATATAACTTTGAATCACCAGTAGAAGTAGAATCATTGTAAATTAATTTTGAATTAGTAGTTGTTTTGTTGTTAAACATAAAATTTCCTCCTGTTTTTTAATTAATTATTTATATTCTAACATTTGCTTTTAAAAATTCCTAGAATGATTTTTGTTCCAGGTGCGGAGAAGCCGCCATCAGCGCCACAAGCAACTAGAAGTAGTATTCTTGTTTTTCTTCTATTGAATAATCTTCTATTAAAATTTGAGGAGCATTATCCCAGCCCGTATTTTTAGAACATCTTCCAATAATATCTACTTTTACATAGCCATCTCCAGGGTTTAAGTCTTCGTATTCACTTTCATTTGCTTGGAATTTAATTGCTGTTAAACTTGAGCTTGAGAAAGTAAATTTTAAAGTGTTTTTATTTTTTCCTAGTAAAGAGAGATTGTTTTTTGCAATAATAATATCTTTTAATAAAACAAGAGGTTCTTCTACTCCTTGACCCCATAAATCATCTGATTCAGCAATAGATAGAATGTCATCCTCATGATATGGAAGATTTTCTCCAGTAATTACCAAATCAACATTATATTGAGCAGAGAATTTTGCGTCTTTTAAAACTTCATTACTGTATTCTATAAACTTGCTGATATTCGGTTCGGAGATGATTACACCGAATGCGTTGTCATGCCCCTGAGCAAGTTCAAAATATCCACTATCCTTTGCAAGTTGTTGTAAAGATGGAAGCGCGTTTGAAGGAGTATTTCTACCAGAGCCGCCCCAGAAGACTTCTCCAGTTTCTCTATCTATTGTTTTATTTAATAGCATAACAGGATGTCCATATGTTGACATAATTTTATTTGCAATAAGACCAGTAATCTCTCTATCTTTTTCATCTGGATTATCAATTTGGACTAAAAGAATTTTATTCTCTAATAAGTTATTATTTTCAATTTGCTGTTGTAAATTTTCAAATAAGCTATCTCTTTCTTTGTTTTGTCTATTTCTAACGTTTGCGCAAGTACGAATAGATTGCTCTATAATCGTTTCCATTTCTCCCTTATGCCCACGTTTTGTAGAAGGTATTTCTGTATATGCTTTGTAGTCCAACATTGAATTAAAAAGTAACTCTTTTTCCTCTTGTGTCCCTACTCGTGTAACTGCATTAACGGCTGGAGCAATATACCAAGATATACCTTTAGGTGTAACTTTATCTTTCATATTGTAAGAATTTTTTTCTACCATTTTTACCATAAAAGGAGTCCAAATGTGGGCACATCCTTTTTCTACAATTCTATGCGTTTCGTATTGGCGCAAATCCATTGCGTCTGCTAAAACACCAAGAGCAACTAAGTCTAAATAATAATCAGCAATATTGTCATTAAAGAAAGAGTCTAAATAACTACAAAATTTCCAAACCATAGCAACGCCAGACAAAGATTTTGTTGGATAGTTTTCATCCAACTGATTGTTTATAACAATAGCATCTTCTGAATAATGACTTGCATTATGGTGGTCAATAATAATTACTTTTCTACCTTCTTTTGCCAATTGCGCATGGATGTCGTATTCCTCACTACCAGCATCTGGGCAAAGAACCAAAGTAGCTTCACAAGCAGAAATTAAATCTGTTAATAACCCATGTGTTTTTCCTTCGTGCATCCCAAAATGAACTTTGTTATCAACCCAGGTTGGAAAACGTCTATGAAGGTAATTAATTAAAACTGCTGCGCTAGTATACCCATCACAATCACTGTCCACGTTCACAAAACATGTTTCGTTATTATGGATAGCCTGAACAAGGCATTGCGCCGCTTCTTTCATATTTCTTATTGTCGCAGGATTAATTATATCTTCATCTGAAACATTTAAATAGTGGGCAGGATCTTCTATCCCTCTATTTTTTAAAACTTGAATTAAACTAAAATTTTCTGAATCTTCATTAAGAATTTTATACTCCATGTTCAACGCTATCCTTTCTTACAATTAATGTATCACCAACTTTAAAATGAACTCCTTTATACTCATACTCTTCTGTTGGCAAAGCATTTATATTATAACTATCTCTAATATATAAAAATACATCCAATATATCGTCTGTTTTATCTATTTTAATTTTTATATAATCTTTATTTCTTTCTGTAATCATTTTAAATATTCCTCTTTCTATCCTTAAATAATGTTAAAAACTTCTCCATGCCCTCATCAATCGGGGCTGCTTTATAATCAGTAATTTTTTTATAGTCTATTATAAAAGAAATATTTGTATAATTCTTATATCTTTGTTGTATCTTTTTAAAGTTTTTAATTAACTTTAAATATTCATCATCCCCAAGTTTTTGAAATTGTCGGTCAAAAGCAATAATAACTTCTTTAACACCAAGCTTGAGTAATAATTGCATTTGGTAATTTGATATGTTACTACCGCAGCACGCCACAGAAAAATCATTATCTCCAAAATAGGTTTGGAATTTAAGAGAGGACTTTTCTGATTCAAATATAATTGCGGTTTTAGTATTTTTAATCACTTCTTTTGAGTTATTTAAATTATATAAATTTAAACCAAGTGGATGATTATATTGTTTCTTATTTACTACAATAGGACGATATTTTCCATACGCTTCTGCTTCTGACTTAATCATTGTTCGACCTCTAATTCCAATCAAACGATTATCTATATCATAGTGCGGAATCGTTATTTGCGCACCGCCAGGAAAATATCCAATTTTATTTTTATCTAAAACTTCTTGGCTAATATCTTCCATTAACCAAGGAACTAGTTTAATTTTATAATTAAATCTATCTAAAATGTTTGAATCATACTCTTCTAAAAGAATTGAAGTATCTTTTACAGAAATCTCTTTAATTCTATCATAATTCTCAAATATTTCCCAATCCTTTAACTTCTGAAGGTCTTCAAAGTCTTTTGAGGTTTCGGAAAAGCCAAAAGTTGTAGCTACAAAATTAATTGCTTCATTTAACTTTAAATCTATTCCCTTTTGAATCTTAAATATTTTTTGAGTTAATTCAAAAATATCAAAACCACCATCTCCACCAGAGTAACTTACAAACAATTTTGAATTATCATAATAATAGAGTTTGCGCGAACCGGTATGTGCGGGGTTGTGATCAATTGTTTGCGCCACAATCCCATCTTTTGTATATTGAGGTTCTCCTCCAAAGTCTTGCAAAAAATCAAATATATTTTCTAAAGTTAAGTTTTCTTTTACTTCATCTTTAAAAAGCATGTTTTTCTCCAACCTCTATTTTAAAATCATCAATATATATTAACTCATAATCATAGCCTGTCATAAACAATGGTTCTACTCTACATGTGCCAAGATTTCCTCTACACCAAAGATAAACACCTTTATATTTTCCTCTTCTGTTTTTATATATAGATAGTTTTAAATTAGGTTTTTCAAAACCATTTTCACCTAAAACAGAAGTTAAAGATTCTATATCCTGTTGTTTAGCTGGAAGAAGAATCATTCCTAAATCTATTCTATCTGCTATACTTTTTGCGCCTCGAAGTAGATTCTGGTCTGGGGTATCGGAAATCGCATAGTCACCATTTAACTGTGTACTAGACAAAATAAAAATTCCATATTGATTACAAATGTCTTTTAATCTTGCTGACAACATAAAAAGAACATTATCTTCTCTGATTTTTACTCCTCCGCTTCGGCGACTAATTTCTTCTAAGATTTTTAAACTTGTATGTATATAGTCGAATCCTACATAACGCACATTATATTCTCTAACAGCTCTTTTTATTCTATTTTCAACATCTTGAAGGGAAAAGTCATGCATAACTTCAATTCTTAATGGGCTTCTTTTTAATATCTCTGCAGCTTTTAAAACTCTTGCTTCTTCACCTTCTTGATACCACCCATTTAAAATATGGTCTTCTTCAACATTTGATAAAAAAGCAAGCATCATTGTTTGAACTTCTCCCAAATCTTGTTCTGTTGTAATATAAAGACAAGGTTCAGAAGTTCCATTCCATACCCATCCAAAATCATCATAATAAATCATATCGCAGGCAAAGTTACAAATATCGGCAATCATTGTTCTTGATTTACCTACCCCGGTAGGAGCTGAACGCAGATAAAACTTTCCTAATCTTGCTCCTCTTGTAACTGTATTTATAAGAGAGCCATACATTGGAATCCCAACCTCTGGATGTTTCTTTAAGTTTTCTAAAAGATCTTCTATACCGTCTCCGGCTTGATATTCCTCAAAACCTTCTCCACCTACATATTCATATCGAATTTTTTCAATAACATTTTCAATCTTTAAAGCAATAGCCTCTAAAGAACTTCCATCTAATTGTTCCTCTTGTCTTTGCTTCTTTTTGAAATCTAAAACTTCTTCTGGGTCATAAATAAAACTTACATCAATCCCATAATTATCATAAGCTCTTAACAAAGACATTTTCTTCATTCTATTGTAATAATAGTCAAAAGAAGTAGACACACTTTGTTCAGATGCTTTTAATAACCATTCTTCTCCTTTTTCTTTTTTAAATATAGCTTCACTTTTTGGGCGAGAAGATAAAAAATCACAAATATTTTCTATTGTGATTTCTTTTGCTCCCAACTCATATAACTTATATATTGAACCAAAAACAATTTTATGAAAATCTTCAACAAAATCATTTTCAGTTATTGAATATTTATCACCATAATCTAAGATTTTTGGAGAATTAAAAACATTTCCAATTACTTGAACAATAGCGGTTGTATCAACATATTTACTCTTCATCACCTAACTCCTCCTCATCTAAAAAAGAGAATTGTTTTTTCTTTCTAGTTTCTTTTTTTGGTGATTCTATTTGTATAACTATCTGTTGTGGTCTATATTGTTCTAATATTTTTACTTGATTTTTTTGATTCGCTTGCCAAATTCTGTAATAATATTCTCTAGCTTCTTCATATACAAAAGGAACAATTCCTATACCACCATTTGCGCGATCAAGAGAATTTCCTTTTACATCATAAAAATAGTATAATGACTTAAAAATCCCTGAATAGGTATAGTTCTTGTTTTCTTTCATCATTTTTTTAATTTGCTGCTCTGCCTTTAAAGGAACAGAATCAACATTAAAAAGAGTTTTTATATAATTATATAAATCTTCTTTATCTTTTTCTATTTGAACCCTTTTTTCTGCACAAGAAGCATGTAAATACCTTCTTCCTTCTTGTATAAAAGGTTCTGAATTTCTATCAAAATATTCCTCGCAAACGAGGCACTTTACCATTGCTTTAGCCATATAATACCCTCTTCTATATATATTATATCATAAAATACAAAAAAAAGCAAGTGGTATAACACTTGCTCTATACTAAATCCGATTTAATTTCTTCGTTAATAAGATAAATGAATTCAGCTTGCGCCAAAGATGTTTCGGCGACTTTTTTACCTTTACCAAGGTATTTCTCAATAATTTGAGTAATTCTTGGTGCGTAATATTCTTTATTTTTAGACATTAATGAACCAGCTAATTGATTAAACTCTTTCATTAAAGCATCATAATCATAGTTAGTTTCAATAGGAATATTATTATTTCTTTCATTTGTAATAAAAGAACCATTTGTTTCACTAGCTTCTTTATCAATAGCTTCATTTAAAGCATTAACAAGAGTATCGTATTCAAACGGAATAACTGGTTTAATATATTTAAATCTACAACCAGTATCTGCGCTATTATCTGGAGAACGAAGGATTAGACGAGTTTTTCCAACTCCATTTTCTTCATATTTCTCAGCATAGGCATAAATATCTGCCATATTTTTAACTATCTCATTAATTGAATTTGCAGCAGTTGGGACTACTTGATTATATTCTGTTCCATCTTTTCTTTTAAAAGTTTTGTCTTTTGAATGAGAAATAAATAAAACTGCATATCCCATTTGAGTAATTGATCTAAATGTATCTTCAAACTCTCTTTTTAATTTATTCCAGCCTTGGCCCCATTGAATTTGAGATAATGCATCAACATCATTTTGACTACATACATACTTTTCACAAAGTGTACCTGCGATATCTACTGTATCAATAATTAAACTATGAAACTTTTCTTTAACATCTGGTTTTTTTAATTCTCTTACAATTTGTTTTAATTCTCCCCACGTAGTAACATCTTGCGCATACACACCTGGCAAAGCGTTATAACCTTGTTCAAAAGCTAAAATAAGCGCTCCAGGAAGCTTGGAGCCGAAAGTGGTTTTGCCACTTTTCGGTTCTCCATAAATATAGGTAATGTAACCACCTAAATCTCGACTAACTTTATGGGGTTCTAAGTTTAATAAACTAATTGCCATTATTCTTTAACCCCCTTTTCTTAAAAATCAAATTCTTTATTTGTGATGTTTGTTTTAGGAGTAGGAGCAACTACTCTGCTTTTTAATTCTGCAAGCATCATTTCTCTTTCTTGCATTTTTTCTGTTAATTCTGCTTTTGTGATGTCAGCTTCTTCATCTTCATTTTCACCAACTTCATATGGAGATAACGCAGACTGTGTAACAATAAATGCTCTATTTGTTGAAGTTGTTTCATGAACTAAATCTTCTCCCCATGCAGATTCTTCAGTCCATTTTCTTACTACTGTCTCAGACACTTCTGTACCCGTAATTTTTGTAAACATTAGATTTTTTGGAGAAATATCTTGACTTAAGAAATAATCAATACCACCTTCATTTAAAACTGTAAATTCCATTGGCAAAATTGCATTTCTAAAATCAAAAATAACTCCTTTTAATATTAATTTTCTTGGTTGATTTTTATCTGGGTCTTCTTCAACATCAAGGACTCTATTAATTACCATATCTGCTTCAAATAAAGCTCTTTCTCGTTCCTTTTCTTTTAAAGGTTTATTTAGAACATGAATAAATCCACCCTGGTTAATTCTTTGAGAAACTAATGTAGGTTCTCCAGTAGGAGTTTTTTGTCTATCTGTGTAGAACTCATTTAAAGCAAGAGCTGAATCTGCTCTAACTTTAACATCTCCACCATCCATATATGTTTTAAGCTTGCCTTCAAGAATGTCATTTAAAGTTGCATAAGTTGCATTATCTCCACCCTTTGAAGTTTTCTTTGTCACATAAGTATAATGAACTTGAACAATATTTGTTAAAGCGTCATTAGTGGCAATATCAATAGTACCTCTAATATATTCAGTTCCTGGTTTCTTACTGTTTTCACCAGTTACTCGTTTTTCCAAATTATGCTGATAAAGCGTACCTTCAATATAAACTCTGTTAATCATTTTTTGTTTCATTTTTCTACTCTCCTATAACGTAATTTTTTCCTTTTTCTGTTAATGTGTAGGTCACCGGACCTGTTCCAATTTTTTCTACAAAATTATCAGCAACCAATTTGCGCATTGCACCAGACACAACTCTAGAAGAAACCCCTAAATCTAAAGCAATTTCTTTTGAGGTATAAATAGTTTTGTCTGCGTTTTGTAAGAAGGTTAGAATGTTTTTTCCATTATCTGTTAATTCACTTTTCTCTTTGTCTTCTTGTTCTAATGCTTTCATCATGGCTTCGATATTTTCTGTCATTAACTCTTTCGCTAATTCTGGATTAGCTTCAATCAATTTTCTAATAAATTCTAGGAACTCTTTTTTCATCTCTATCTTTTCTCCTTACATATATATTATATCATATATTTTATTAATTTTCTAATAAAAGATAAGTTCGTCTGCGTAAGGTAGGGTTTTTGCCCAAGAAATAAAATCGTTCCATTCTGACAGTTTGTGCCCTTCTCGTTGAGCGCAAATGTTTCTTAATGTTTCATAATTAAAAGTAATTGTTCTAGTTTGTAACCAGCTTTCTGGCAACAGTTGAACCAGATGGCGCCAAATTGCTTTGTCTTTTTTTCGAAGATATTGCTGCCGCAAATCTTCTAAACCATTTATAACAACAGCATCAAATCCATCATGACCATCTAATTCAAAGCAATCGAAAGTAATTGGGGTTGATGCTAATTTGTGCATTGTTGATGTACTATTGGCGGTGGTGCCGATCTTGTACGTATCCAACTCTTTCCAAATATAAATAGGCGCAGTAATATCTACGCAGACTTGGATTTGGCGAAGAAATTTGCGGTGTTCTGACCCACCTTTAATCAATCTTTGCGCCAAGTCTAAATCTTTCTCACCTAGATAAACCACATCCGCGCACACACCTTCAATCTTATCTAATGTTATTGTTGTTTTTGGCATTTCTAAATATTCATTCCATCTTTTTAAACCAAATATACTGTCTGATTTTGCCCAACTTTGAAGGGGATTACGCATTCCTCTTATTGAACCTTTAAAATTATGAATTGAAGTATTTTCAAATTTCATTTTTAATCTCCATCTGTTGTAAGACCATATCCTTCTAATTTAGGAACTGCGCATCTTACAAATTCTTCTAAATCATCAATAAAAACAGGAGCATTATAAGTTAAAATTTCTCCCTTTAGATAAGAAACGTAACTAAAGCAAGAAACATAACCAAGTCCATATGCTTTTATTTTATTTTCCATCGCATATGGATTTCTGCACAAAATAACTCCGTTTACATCATGAGCCTGTTTGATTATTGCTTTTGTTTTTCCTGTTCCGGCAGGGCCAATTATTTTTTCCATTTTAACTTTTTACTCCTTTTAATGTGTTAAGACCGTATTTATTACTTTCATAAAAATCGATCCAATATCTCTCTTTTTCATTTAATTTATCTGCGGTACAAAATTCAAGAATCTCGTATGAAAAATTCTCTGGATTTTTTTGTTTCATTGTTGAATATAGCCTATTGTTTGAGCTATTAATTCCAAGACCCGCTTTTATGTGTGTTTTTAATCTAGTTGGAATATCTTTACTTTGACCTATGTAGCACATTTCAGTTTCCAAGTCTGTAATTTTATAAATTCCAGTTTTATTATTATCTTTAACTATACGGTGCATTAAATCATTAACTGGTCTTTCATAATAAACCTTCCAAATAATTTTTTGAATCGCTTCAAAATTTTGTTTTCTAAAATCTTTGAGAGCTTTTTTAATGGCTTCAATTTCTTCAATATCATCTTCAGAAAGTTGAATTTTATAAAACTCTCCTTGCTCCTTTATCTCCTGTGCTCGCTTAGCTGCTTCTATTGCTGCGCTAACGGCTTCTTTGTGTGTTAATTCAATGGCTTTTAAATTTTCTATATTATCTTCAATTATTTTAGCTTGTTCTTGCTTTTCACTAACAAAATTATCATAAGAAATTTCTATATCTGCACATCTTTTATCTCTAAACTGTTCTTGTTCTTTTATATAGTCTTTAATAAGTAAATCTACTTCTAACTTTCTTTTTTCCTCATAGTTTTGAATAGTTTCTTCAGTATGATTTTTTAAAACTTCTTTTTGAGTTTGTAACTCTGCTACGCTTTTGAGTAAGCGCATACTCTCATCTTCAAGAACATCTATTTTTTCTTTTGTCTTTAAACATTTATACGATAAATAACAAAGTACCAATGTGGCAAGAACAAGAGGAAATGCAATATATTCCATACTTTTAAAAAGGAGGGGAGCGTTCCCCTCCTAATCTATAAAATTATTCTTCTGTTGCGTTTACATCAAAAGCCATTCCAGCATCATTCAGTTTTAAGAACTTAACTTTCTGATGAGTTCCATCAGCTAATTCGATTTCTGCTTCTTCACGGAAACCTAAACCTTTTCTCTGAATTGCAGAAGTAAATGCTCCATCTACCTTATTTTTCTTTTCAAAACCTAAAGCATCTGCCACATCCTGAGCTGTAAAATCTTCTCCGTTATTTGCCTGTAAGAAAGTAATAATTTTTTTGCTGTTTTCACTAATTGCCATAATATTTGTCTCCTTCTAAAATTTTCTTCTAATATTAAGATTTTGCGTTCTGTTTTTTAATGTATTTTTGTATCATCTCATCTAATACGACCATTGCTTCAAGTCGTTCTTCTGGAGTTTTTCCACTTACTTTAGAACTTGCCTCTACGATTGCGTTCTCATAAAAGTTTTTTAAAAATGTGTCTTCTTCTTTGACATTGTCCAATTCAATCTGTAGAGAAGCTATTTCTTTAGCAAGTCTTTTTAACTCATTTCTTTTCATATTTTTTACGGAACCTTTCTTCTTAATACATTTATATTATACGAAAAATTTTGATCTTTTGAAAATAAAATGAAAAGAAGGCTAACCTAGCCTTCGATGAAATAATTAATAAATTCTTGTTCTGTAATAATTGGAATTCCTAACTCTTTTGCCCTCTTGTTTTTTATAGTACCACTATTAGGCGTATTTGTAATTAAATAATTTGTAAAAGAAGTTACTGAAGTTACGACTTTTCCACCTCTTGATTCAATAGCTTCTTTTAGAGCATTTCTATTCTTATAAATTGATAAACTTCCTGTAATACAGAATTTTTCACCTTCCAATGAGAAATCCATTTCTTCATTTTCTTCTTTATCACAAGTAACTACAATATATTTAGCGATTAGTAAATCTGCTTCTTCATAGTCAAAATTCCAAAGATACGACGTTTTTTCGGGGCCAAAGCCCTCCCATTTACAAAAGTCAAATTTTTCGTCTACTAAATCTCTAAACTCGCTCCAAGAGGAAATATGCTTACAAATATCTTTTGCTTGCGCGACTCCGATTGTTGGGATTCCCAGAGCAGAAATAAAGTTATTCAAAGGAACGTTTTGAGAGTTTTTAATGTTGTATAAAATTTTTTCGACTGATTTTTCTCCAAAACCTGGTTGCGCAATCCATTTATCTTTCCACATAAACTCTAACTCATATAAATCAGTCAAATTTTCTACCCAACCCCAGTCAACAAGTTTCTCCAATGTCTTCTTTGAGAGTCCCTTAATGTCAAGTCCCTTTTTTCCACAGAAGTGATCCAATCTGTTAATAAATCTAGATTCGCACTGAGAGTTGGTACAATATAAAACTTCTGATTCATTTTCTTTTTTAATCTCTGTTGGTTTTCCACAGAAAGGACAAACTGATGGGATTTCAAAAGTAGGGATATTATTTGGATTATTTGTTTGCGCAGATTTGACCTGGGGTACGATCATATTCGCTTTATAAATAAACACTCTCTGGCCTGGCCAAGGATTACCTAATAACTGTTTCATAATTGAAATATTGTGTAAACTTGCCTTTTCGCATACACTACCGTCTATATCAATTGCATTATAAACTAAAACTGGGGTTAATTGACCAGTTCTGCCCATTTGCCATTGAATGTCTTTAACTTCTGTTTCATATTCATCATCATACATTTTGAGGGCAATTCCACCTTTAAAATGATGGTCTGTTCGGCCTGCATCAAAATACTCTTCAATGTTGTCAAATTTGAATACAAAACCATCAGTCGGATAATTTAATCTACAGTTTTCTTCATTTATGTAATTTAATCCTTCTTCAATGTCTTCTAAGCACCAATATTTTTTATCCAAGGTATATTTAGGAACTTTTTCAAACCCTTGTTCAAACAACCACCACAACTTTTCTGTTAATGTTGGTAAGTCGTAATCTGTATCCCATGCTACAAAAGTTAGTTTTCGTTTTTGACATTCACTACTATCCAACAATCTAATGCTTCCCGCAGCAAAGTTTCTAGCATTTTTATAGTCTTTTTCAAACTCTTTAAATGTTTTTAAATCACAAATAATTTCTCCATCAACAGAGATAGAAACTTTATCTTTTAAAGTCTTAGGAATAGATGGAATTACTTTTGCATTATGAGTAACATCTTCTCCTACCTCACCATTTCCTCTTGTTTCTGCTCTGACCAAGATTCCATTTACATAAGTTAAAGATAAAGTTAATCCATCCATTTTTGACATAAAAATCATATCTTTACCACGCCCAAAGCTAAGAATTTCATTCATGTCTTTTGTTTTATCAAGAGATAACATTGGGTGATTATGTTTAACTTTATTTAACTTAGAAACAGTTTCAAAGAAAATAGATTGCGTTGGTGAGTTAGGAAGAGAGAATCCAAGTTCTCTCTCCTTTTCTTTTAACTGGAAATAAAGGTCATCCCATTGTTTATCTGAAATCGTGGGATTTCCCTCGTCATACAGTCTAGTATATTCATTTAGTTTTTTTACCAATTCTTCCATGTTATCTCCTTAAATTTTTGATGCTTGTACTATATTTGAGTTTTTAATTACTTGTACTCCTTGCGCAATTCTTCCAGTAATAGATATTTCAGAAGCTTTAATGCAAATTGATTTACTTTGCCCAGAGATTAAAACGGCATCATCCTCCGCTAAAAGCAACGCTTCAGCAATCTCCAAGTCTTTTGCGCACATCAATCCAACTCCACCTCTTTTTTGAAGAGTTAAATCATTTAAATTAATTCTTTTTCCTAACCCATTTTTAGTAAAAATTGCAAGCTTATCATTTTCATCTCTAATTGGCAACATTGAAACAATTTCATCACCGTCTTTAAGAGTCATGGCTTTGACTCCTGCCGTTGTTCTTGAAGTTGTCGCAACATCTGTAGAATTGTATTTAATACACATTCCATTTTTAGTTACTAAGATAATTGGTTCATTGTCCATAATCGCGACTGCGGCCAGAGTATCGCCTTCGCGCAAATTAATTGCGGCCAATCCAGTTTTCTTTCTTGTCTTTGTATATTCGCTAAGAGCTGATTTTTTAATCATTCCTTTTTTTGTTACGAATAGAACATATTTCTTTTCTGTCCCTCTCTGAATTGAATAGATTGTAGAAACATTTTCTCCAGGTTCCATTTTTACAAAACTTTGAATTGGCTGACCCTTTTTAGTATTAGTTCCTTCTGGAATGTCGTCAACTAAAAGTTTGTACATTTTTCCCTTATCTGAGAAAACCATCAGCTGGTCAATAGTATTTGTTTTAATTATTTCTTTTGAAATATCATCGGTAGTTTTAACACCCTTTCCACCTCGTCTTTGAGTTCTAAAGGAGGTTAAAGGAATTCTCTTAATTAAACCACTTTCTGACATAATAACTACACACTGTTCTGGTTCAACAGTAGCAATATCTTTTTCATCTTTCTTTAATTCTAACTGAATTAAATCTGTTCTTCTTTTGTCACCATATTTCTTAACAAGAGATAAAAGAATAGTTTTTACAGACTCTTTTTGAATATCTGAATTTTCTAGCCAATTCTTAATTTCATTTACTGTTGAAATTAAAGATTTTTCTTCATTTTGAATTTCAACTTTTTCTAAGTTTGCTAAGCTACTTAATCGCATAGCTAAAATTGCTTTTGCCTGTTCGGTAGAGAATTTATATTTTTTAATCAACTCTTCTCTTGCGTCTGCGGCAGAAGGAGATTTTCTAATTAAAGCAACGATATTATCAATATCTTCAAGAGCTTTTAATAAACCTTCAACAATATGTAATCTTGCTTTTGCTTTATTTAAATCAAACTCTTTTTCTCTTGTTAAACATTTTAAAGCATTATCAACATAAATATTACAGCAATCTTTAAGATTTAATTCTGTTGGTGTTTTCCCAACAAGAGCAACTTGATTATATGAAAAACTCGTCTGGAGATTTGTTTTTAAGAAAAGTTGATTTGCAATATAGCTAGGACTTTTGTCACACTCAACAACAATTCTAATTCCTTTTTTATTTGTTTCATCCCTAATATCTGTAATACCATCAATTTCTTCTGCAACAGAACCAATTTCTGATACTAGCGTTTCAACATTCGTTCCATATGGAATCTCATAAAAAACTAAATTATTCTTTTCTTCTTTATATTTTGCTCTAATTTTAACTGAGCCATGTCCAGTTTTCATGATATTTGGAATATCATTTTTATTAATAACTATTCCGCCCGTTGGGAAATCTGGGCCAGGTAACATTGGTTCTTTGCCATCCATATAATCTATAATGGCTTGCGCGACCTCGGTTAGGTTATGCGGAGCCCAAGAACACGCGAGAGCCACGCCAATTCCTGAGTTCGGGTTGCAAAGGAGGTTTGGGAAATACGAAGGCAAGACAACTGGCTCTTCTGAAGTTTCATCATAATTTGGGATGAAATCTACATTGTTCTTTTTTAATCCCTGTAACAATCCATCTTCTGCAATTTTTGACAATCTTGCTTCAGTATATCGAGAAGCGGCAGGACCATCCCCAATAACGTTACCATTGTTTCCATGCCAATCAATTAATGGATAACGCAAAACCCAATCTTGCGAAAGTCTTGCCATGGCACCATATATGGATGAGTCTCCGTGAGGATGTAATCTACCCATGACATCTCCTACAATTCGCGCAGCTTTTACATGCGGTTTAGAGGATGTTCTTCCTTCTGTTAAGCATGAATATAGAATTCGCTTTGCAACTGGTTTTAAACCATCTGCGGCAGAGGGGATAGCTCTATCTGAATTCACTGCATAAGCATACTCAATAAAATTTGTATGTAACTCATTATAAATATCATTACTATTCATTATTCAATCGCTCCTCCCAAAGTTTTACTTTTTTATTCCAAATTAAAAGTTCTTTTTTTGTTTTTTCTTGTCTTTTTAAGCACTCTTTTTTAAATTTTGAATTCCAACCATATCTACAATGATCACAATCTCCACAAAAAGGTTTATTCTTTTTTAAATAATCTAACACATAAAGAACACCATCTTTAGAATATTTTTTATTTTTCACGAACTATCTCCAAGCTATCCCAGGTAGTATCATATTTTCTATCGTTCCACTTTATTCTAACATAATCACCATAAAGGTTACGAAATTCTTTTACATATTCTACAATTTCACCCGCTGGAATGTTTGGATATTTTAATGCTGCCTGGGTCATAAAATCTTCGTCATGAATTACTCTTAATGTTCTTAATTTTACCTTATTCTTCATTAATTAACATCTCTCAATCAACTGCTAAAAGTCTAATTTGATTAATTCTAAATATATATTGGGTTCATGATATTTTTTTAATAGCGAGATACCATTTTGAAGACTATTAGCTCCAATATGAATATTGCAAGAATCACAATGAATATGCCAAGGTGTTCTGCCGAATCCATCTAAACCAATATGACATTCATTACCACAGTTTGGGCAAACTACTGTTTTTTTATTCTGCATTATAAATACCTGCCTCTCCACCATGTTCTTTAATATAAGCTTTTCTTAGCATTGCGCTTTGCCCCATTAAAGTTTCAAATAAAGTGTTTGTTTTTTTTACATCTTCAACCGTAATTTGTTTAATAATTCTATTATCTGGGTCTGTTAAAGTTTCTTCTGTTTCCTCGACTGAAAGCTCTCCAAGTCCTTTTAGTCTGTTGACTTGGTACTTCTCTCCACCATGCTGTTTTCTAAATTCTTCTAAAGCAGCATCATTTTTTAAGTATTTATAACCTTTATTTCCCCCTAAAGTAATTTTATATAAAGGTGGAACTCCAGCATAGATATACCCATCTTCAATTAGCTGTGGGCAGAAATTCCAGATAAATGTGTAGAACAGATTCTTGATATGGGCCCCATCCACATCAGCATCTGATTCTATAATAATCTTGCCATAGCGCAAATCTTCTGGACGGTATGTAATTTTCATTGTTTTTGTATCAATTGTCAAACCAAATGCATCAATCATAGTCATAATTTCTGCATTTTTTTGAATCTTTTCAAGGCTTGATTTTTGGGTGTTTAAGATCTTACCTCGTACTGGCATCACAGCCTGAAAAGAATTATCTCTCGCAAGTTTTAAGTTACCACTGGCACTATCACCTTCGGTTATGTAGATCTCACATTCGTGTCTAGGTTTACCTTTACAATCAGCTAATTTAGAATCAAATTTTAGTGCCTTTTCTTTTTTCTTGCTTTGCTGTCTTGCTGAGTCTCTAGCTTTTTTAGCCGCTTCTCTAGCCTTACGGGCATTTATAGCCTTTTCCGCAATTACCTTAATTTCTTTCTCATTTGCGTTCATCCAGAAAACTAAATTTTCTGTAATCGCTTTTGTGAAAGGGGTCATATCGATTTTTACAATATGACTTTTTACTTGAGCATTATAAGCCACACCTGAAGTTGTAATATTAAAAACTGCATATAAACCTTCTTGCAGATCATCTCCAGTTAAGTTTTTATCTTTTTCTTTTAACCATTTTTTCTCCTTAAAGAATTTATTAAATTCTCTTGTTAAAATGGTTTTTACTTGTGTAATATGTGGACCAGTTTCAGTTAAACCAGTATTTACATACGGAACAATAGTAGAACTATAATCTGTTGTATAGGTTAAGACAAAATCCATTTTATTTTTATCGTCTATGAAATTCATTCTAAAACGATTGGTTAAAATTTCTTTATCTTTAACTGCTTCATCTACTAAATCATCAATACCATTTTTAGATTGATATAAAACTTTTTCTCCATTATTATCTAACTCAATAATTAAACCTGGGCATAAAGCTGTAATGGTTTTACAGAGGTCTTTAACTTTATCAATTTCTACTTCTGTATGTGTAAAAAACTCTTCAGAAGGTTGCCATTGAACTAAAGTTCCAGTAGTTTTATTACTCCACTTTCCACTATCACGTTTACTGAATTCACCCTCTTTAAACCAAATATGTTCATATTGATTGTCTCGGTAAGTAATTACCTCTAACCAATGCGATAAGAAGGTGGGGAGCTTACTACCTATTCCAAAAGATCCCAAAGACGTCCCTTCGTAAGTTCCATCGTCACGATATTTTCCAGATGTATTCAATACACTAAAAGCAGCTTCAAGAATTGTTTTTCCATCATCTCTAAAAGAGTTTGGGATAAAACCTTGACCACTATCTTCAACAATAACAATATCCTTTTGGATAGTAATGCTAATTTTATTTCCATGACCAAGTCTAAACTCATCAATAGAGTTAGATAAAATTTCAATTAAAAGCTGCGTAGAATACTCTGTATTACCACAATATACACCTGGTCTAAGTCTGGTGAACTCTAAAGGCGAGAGCGATTCAATACTATCTTCTGTATACAATGTTTTATTTACCATTCCATACCTCCTTATTCTACTACTTTATAATCTATCTCTAAATTATTACCAATATCATCTATACGATAATCATCAACTAAAAAGTCTAATTCTTTAATTTCATCTTCAAACCAGCCAGGTTCCTCTTTAAATTCTTCAAATTCCTCATCTGTTAATTCAAGAATACCTTCATAGTGTCCATATCTTAAATGTCCTGTTACATAATCTGGAATTGCATGAATAAGTACCTTTTTCATTTTTTACCTCTTTTCTATATAATTATTATATTATATTTTTTGTTTTTTGTCAATTATTTCATTAATTTTTTTACCATCTTCAAAACTAAAATGTCTATTAGCACATAATTTCATCATACTAAGATATTTTGGAAAAGTACGATTTTTCATATGTTTCCACCAATCCTCAATAAACGGATGATCTAAAATTTCTAAATATGGAATAAAACTTTCTGGATTATTTATATCTATTTTATCTAAAATTTCTTTCTTTGTTTCTTCAAGATAATAAGAACCATCTCTTTTTTGAAAATAATCTTTATCCATTTCTTACCTCCTTAATCCATTCTACATTTTTATCTTTAAGTGTTTTTTGATTGCGCTTATGGGCTTGGTGAACGGCTTGTCTAGATATGCCAAGCGCACTACCAACTGCCGCATATGAATCAAAATATTTACCATCTATTTTACAAATAGTTTTTGTTTCTATTTTTTCTTCTACTGTATCTTCTAAATTGTAAATTCTAAAATAATAATCTCCTAATCTTTTATGTGAAGAAGAAGCCTTTCTAATTTCATTAGTAGAAAAATCTTTAATTTTACTAAGATATTGATAAGTTTCAATCAAATCTCCATAAACATTATATTTCGCTATTACTCTTTGTCTTTGCTGAACTTTTTTCTTATTTTCATTGACTTTTTGCTGCCAATAAGCTTGAACAACAGGGTCTGTATAATCTTTTAAAGAAGAGTCCTTTTTAGTGAAAACAAAAAGTTGGTTTTTCCACTCTTCCCTTTTTCTTCCTTTTGTTTTTATATCATATGTTTTTTGTAAAACTAACCCTTCTTCTTCAGCAATTTGAACCCAATCTGAAGTAAGAAAATATTTTACATTATTCATTTCAAAATTTTCCACATCTACACAATAGACACCATCTTTCTTGAGAGCTTTGACGCAGTTTTTTATCGTTGGACGCACAAAACAATCCAGCCATTCTTGATACTCTGGATATTTATTGACAGATTGAGTTTCTTCTTTTGTGTATTTTTCAAGAGTAAAAAATGGAGGGCATGAAAAACATAAATCAACGCTCTCTTCTTTTAACTCCAAATCTTCTGCACATTGATTATAAAGGATTGCGCTATTGGTTCTTCCGGTCACCTCTTCAATGTAGCCTTGTAGTTTTACTAAATTTTGATATGTTTCTGTATTCGGGTCTGTTCCAATGTAAGTGAGGTTTTTATTTGAGGATAACGCTCCTAACATTCTTCCACCAAATCCAGCACAAAAATCATAAACAACTCCATTTTCTGGACAAAACTTTTCAAAAACTGCTTTTGCTCTCATTGGATTGTAGTTTGTAGCAGTTTTCCATCTAAACCTGGAGACCGCAAAAAACGCCGTGCGCATATTGTGAATAACGCCAGAAGATAATGAAATTCTTAAACAGGTTTTTAAACATTCATCATTCAAAAATCTTTTTAACATAGTATTAGTATCTTTTCCACCAATACTTTCTACCATGTGTAAATTTGGAAATAAATAATCCAACAATGTTAAACCTTCAGAATAAAAAATTTCTAATGTATCTCCACTAAAGGCAACTCTCCTTGCGCAAGCATCTTCAATCTCCTTTAAAACTCCTTCATGATTATAATAAAAAATTGGAAATAAATTAATTTTTCTAATTTCTTCAATCATTTTGTTTAAAAGTTCTTCTTGGTCTTCATCAGGAAGATTCCTAAAATCCCCTGGTAGACAAGGATTTAAAACGGGAAGAATCTTTTTATACGGGTCTTGTTTTTCTCTTGTGGGAGTAAAATTAAAATATTTGTTATTCATCTCTTAGTACTCCCCAGCTACTTCCTAGTTGAACTATATTAAAACCACATTCTTTTAATTGTTCTCTAACCCAATCACAAACTTCTTCTTGTGTTTTACTTTCAAACCAGTTTGAGCAGCTCCACATTGTTAAAGCTATTTGAAATATAATATCAATTAATTTTTGTTCTCTATTCATCTATTTAATCAAACATATCTGAAAAAAGTAATGGATAAGGGATACCGCAGAGAGTATCTTCATCTTCTGTTTCTTCTATTGTAATAGAAATATTATCTCGAATAAAACCTTCTGGGTCTTGTTCAAAAAGTTCATATTCAAGGTCTGTTAAATAAATTTGTTCTCCATTAATATAAATTTCTTTCATATGTTTCTTTCCTTTCTTTATATTATTATTTTATCATATATTTTATATTTTTGCAAAATAAAAAGAGCCGTAGCTCTTTAGAGTTTTAATACGTCTTGAGTGGAGATTTCTCCTTTTGCCATTTTATCAACTAGTTCGTTGTATTTATGTCCAGTATGTCCTGGCACTCTTTTTATCTGGATTTTATATCCCTTTTGTTCATGCATATAAAATTGAGCAATAACATCTAAATTTGCCGGAGCGCCACCAGTTGGAAGACTCCAACCATTTCTTTCCCAACTATACATCCAGTAGGAATAAGTTTTTCTTGCGTATTCAGAATCCGTATATAAAATTGGTGTATTTTCTTCGTCTTTTGTGCCATAGGCTTTGAAAGCTTCTAGGATGGCCAATAGCTCTTCTCTGTTGTTTGTAGTATTTTTAGTTGTTTGCGCAGCCGCAGCTCTAATTTGTCCATCTTCAACAACTAACCAAGCATGACCGCCAATATTTTCTGCCCCAACACGATTTTCAATTCTTGTACTACCATCTGTATAGATTTCAATCATATTAATTATCTCCCAAAAATTCTAAACTGATTTCAAAACCATCTTTATCAGGGTTTTCATTTAACCACTCTTCAACAAAAATCATAGCTTCTTCAAGCCCAACATTTTCAAGGGTAATAATACCATTAATCTTCACGTTGTACATCAGATTTTTCTTCCTCCTCTTTTTGTTTTTCTTCAATATAAACTTGAAGGGCGCCCATGGCGAAGTCATCCATCGTATCGTGTACACCTTGCTGATAACCAAGCCAGAAACTAAAACCTAGCGCACAACTTACCATGACAAAAATAAGAAAAAGTTTCATTATTCTTCGTCCTCTTTATCTTTTTTTAATTCCTCAGCAAGTTTAAAAAGGCTTTCTTCAACTCGTTTTTTTGGAATTGATAATTTATTATAAAAAGTATCATAATCCCAACTATTAAGCCAATCTAAGCAGTTATTACCCCTATAAGTACTTGCCTTATCTTGAACAATATAGTCAATAAGAATATCCTGTCTCTCTTTTAGGGCAGCTTTTTCTTTTTCTAAAGCAATTATTTTATCATTGGCTTTCCAGTTTTCATATCTTAAATCTGCAATATCTCCAGCAAGATTGATAATATGTTCTGCTAAAAAATATTCTTCCATAATTTTACTCCTTTAAATCTAAATAACTATAAATTTTATCCATTATTGAAAAATTACCGTCTATTAAAAATTTTTTTCTTATTTGTTTTATTCCAATTTCAGATTTTATTGGGTCAAATAACCCGTTTAAAAAACTAACCGATATGTGTTGTATTTCTTCTGGAAAACACAAACAAACACTACCTATTTTACTAATAACAGGTATCCATTCTTTAATTTGGTTTTCAAAGGTTAAAATTCCTTGTTCTACCCCGCATAAACCTGATCCCCAAGTTTCTGGAAAATCAAGATAAATATCAAGTCTAATCTCTTTTCCTGCTGGAGAAGAAGAAGCTGTTATAATACCATTTTTTTTATTTGGAATAACAATACTTTCGTCTTCTTGTTCCATTAAATAAGCTTTTAAACTGCCCAATTCATGTGAAGGTGTTGCTTGGCCTATCTTATCAATAAGGTCAATCCAATTTTGAATCATATTATCATTTACAATCATTGTTTATTCTCCTATATATGCTTCTGGATAGTCCATCCATGCAACTACCTCAAAACAATTTTCCTTTGTTTCATTATACCACAACTTTTCTTCTGCATCGAAATATAAAGAACCGGTATAATAACCACCTGCATCGGGGACACCAAAAGACTCTAAAATTTTTTCTAACCAATATTCAGTTTTTATTGTTACAATATAATTCCCCGATTTTTTGGGGGGTCTAACTTTAACAGGAATCCATTCCAAATAATCACCCTTTCTTTTATATAATTATTATATAACATTTTTTGAAAAAAGTCAAATCTTTAAAGAGGAGGATTATATGGATGTGGTAGAGGCATCCAAGCTTCTACCTGCTCAAGGTCATAAATTTCACCATCATAGGGATCTTTCCAAGCAAGTTTACCTTCCCATTCAATTAAATTTAAAATAAAACAATCTTTCCACATCCAACAGAGAACTTCTTCATTTATAGATCGGAAGAGCGT